TTCTGCCTGTTGAAAAAGAGTATTGAACATTATCACTCAAAGCCCATCCTGTCCACTTATATACTCCGTCAATCTTTAATTTTACTAAATACTTTCTATCGTTTAGACTTACAAAGTTTGGTAAATTATTTTGGTCATCCGTTACATCCATAACAACAGATAATTGACTCGCATAAATTGGCTCGTAAATATCATCTGATCTTGGGATATATTGTAACTGAACACTTACTCCATCATAATCTATTACACTTGCAACCGCTTCATCAATATACATTTCAACTACTGAAGTAGTATCACTTAGAGTTGCGCTAGTTATTCTATATTTTAAATTATATGCCATAGTTATACACCTCTCCTTAGATTTAAAGCAGAATTTGAACGCTGCATTGCTAATACTAAATCTTGTCCTCGTAATACAAATTGACCATTTTGACCTACACTTGTACTATTCATTGAACCAGCATTAAATGAAGATTGCATTATGTTTCCAAGTTTGCTTAATGGTAACACCGCCTCGCTTTCGCTTCCCTCTCCAATCATTGCTAATGTTGGACCAGTTACTACACCACCATCAGCTAATCCTAAAAGATTTTTAAATATATCAAAAAATCCTATTTTTGCTTGACCACCATTTGCCGCAACTGCAACATCTGCTCCTGGCAAACTTGATAATATTGCTGATAAAATAGCAGCTTGTATTGCGGTTGCAAGTAATTCTTTAGCTATATTTGCTAACATATCACCAAGAGAAGACATAACACTCTCTCCTCTTTGCATTGCATCCCACATTCCCATAATCGAATTTGTAACAGTACCAGAAATAGCATTAGCAAATTCTAAATATGCTTGTTCTTGTTTTTTTATTTCTTCTTCAGTGAATTTCGTTCTTCTTCTTGCATTTTGATTTCCAATCATTGTTAATTGAGTATCAAAAAATGCTAATTGTCTTGCAGTTCTTTCAGGGTCTAATTTTTTTTCTCCAGTTGCACTTAATTCACTTTGCCTTCCAGCATCCATTAATTTTACTGCATATTCAACTTTAGTTTGAGATAAAAGATTTTCTAATTGTGATAAAGCAATTTTTGCTTCTCCAGATGTTAAACCTGCAAGTTTTTTAATTGCATCACTAATTGCCTTAATCTTTTCTGTATAATAAGATTCTTTGTCTTTTGAATTGGCAGGAATTTCTTTTAATAAACCTTTTGATAATTCATAATCTAAAGACCTTACTTGTTCCCTTAATGACTTAACAATATTTTGCGTTTCAGTTAATTTATCTGCATTACCTCCACCATCTGCTCCTGATATTTTAATGCCTTTTGTTCTCTCAGAAATAGCTTTTAATATTGCATCTCTTTGATTATATAAATTATTTGTTTTTGCTTCTTCCTGATTACTTTTAATTTGTGCATTTAAGCCTTCTTTTCTTAATTGGTCATCAGTTTTTAATAAGTCTAATTTAGATTTTAATGCAGCACCAGTATTTTTAATATTCTTTTGTTCTTCAGTATCTAAAACACCTTTTCTTTTTAATATTTCTGTTGTAACTTTTTCAAGTTCAAGTTGCTTAGTTCTTATGAATATAATATCCTCTAAATTAGTTATATATGTATCATAAGCACTATTTAAACCATTTACAATACCTTGCTCTATTTTTAAATCTCCAAATATTTCAGGGTTTAATTTCTTTAATCTCTCTAATGCATCTTCTTTTCTCTTTCTTGTTTCATTTTCATTATTTAAAACTGAAATCAACAATGAAACCTCAGTAGTTTCTTTTGCAACAGATTCAAATATATTATCAACTGCTTCCTTTTGTCTTTTTATTTCATCTGCTCCTCTACCATTTGCTTTTGCTAATTCTTCAGCTTCTTTTTTAGCTTTATTTTGATGATCTGACCAAGCAATATATAATGCAGATATAAGTGAAACTGCAACTGCTAATCCTGCTGGACCAGTTAAAGTTGGTATCAATTCTTGCATAATTGTTGTACCACTTTCTTTTGCTTTCTCTTTTAAACGTGAAAAAGATTCAATAAAAGGATTAATGTTATTTGCTGCACCTCTAATACCATAGGCGCTATCTTCAGCCAAACGGCTAAAGTTAATCATTGCATTTGTAGCTTCGCCTGTACCTTTCTTTACATCTTGAAATTTATACTTTAACCCTTCTGTACTTTTGGCTAAATCCTCAATGGCTTTTAACGCTTCCTTATTGTCAGCCGTTATAATGAGTTGTAAAGTTTCTGCCATTTTATTTTTAATTTACGCCATATAATTTTAATGTCCGCTGCAATTGGTCATCCGTTAAATATACCTTTTCTTCTTCTTCTTTTTCTATATCATCTAATTGAGGTATATGCCAAAAAGCACTTAAACTTTTAGGCGATTTTTCAGCGGTGCTACTTAAATATACAATATAGGCAAGGTTTCTTGTCCTTGCCCATTCGTTTAACTCTTGTTTTTCTTTACCCATTACGATAATAGAAAAGTCTTTCCAAGTCATTTCCCAAAACTCATTGGGTCTTATGTTACATTCAGCAGCTTTAACTAAAATATCATCCCAGTTTAGCTTTGTTAGGCTTTTTTTTTTCTTTACTTTCAACAGTCTTTACAGATGTTGTAGTTGTTGAAATAATATACTTAACATAATCAATTAATTGACCATTTGTGTCAAATATTGAGCCTATTTCATCAATCCAATCACAAGCATCTACTTCATCATATTCAATAGTTACTTTATTGCTTACACAAGCAGATTGATAACCAATGTAAACTAATTTAACAATGATATCTAAATCAAAGTGTGTATTAGTTAATAATTCAAAGTACTTGTCTATTGTGATTCCTTTTGCATTACAAAATTCTCGCATTGCCCAAGTTCCCCACTTTAGTTGGATTGTGTTGTTGTTCAGTTTTAATTGAAACATAGTTTTTTTTTATTTATTAAACTCCTTGTTCAGTTTGTGTTAAAGGAGGTGTAGTTACTACAAAAGTTGCTGAAAATTTAACATCATCTTTATCAGCAGCGTTAACAGTAAAATTACTAATAAACACTTGACCGCTATAAGTGATATCACCTGCAGCTGGACTTGCTTTACCCATCTTCATATTGAATGATGTTTTAGCAGCGTGTGCAGTATACAATTGTTGATAAGAATCCTTGCTTGGAGTTCCTGTTTCATCAATTGCAAAACCTTCTCCTGAAAAACTTTGGTTAAATGATGGACTTGGAGTGTAAGAATCTCCACACTTTGAAGTTGCATCAATTGTTCCCAATGTTGATGTAAAAGAGTTAGAAGTCAAACAAGCTACTGGCTTGAATGTGTTGTCATTGTCTATGTCAGCTAAGAGGATATAATCTCTACCGCTTACTTTTGTTTCTGGCATTTTATTTAATTTTAAATTTGTGTTATTATAATGTTATAAGTTATCAATACTCTAAAAACGTTATCTAAAGGGTTTAAGCCATCTAAATTCCTTATACTTTCTACACTTAAACTTGATGCACCAAACCCATTTGATAGGGTTATTGTAGTATCAGAGTTTATGTCTTCTAAAATCAAATCGCTTATAGCTTCAGCACGTTTATATCCAAAGTTAGCATTTTTTGTAATAATATCAACTGTGATGCTAATACTATTTGTATAACCTGCTTTGCCTTGATCTTGGCTTGATGTTCTACCTGTCATAACAATGTACTCATTTCCTGCACCTTCTGGAGCAAAACCATCATAAACAACCAATCCACTTGCACTTGTCAAATTGGTATAAAACCACTTTTTTATCTCTATATTAGGATTAAGCATTTAATAACTTTTTTAATCTTTGTATTAATTTAGGTTTTTCTTCTTCAAAAGCTGGTATTAAGAATGGTTGCGCACTAATACCATTTTTGAGTATTTTTATAGCTAAAAACCTTGCTAATTTTTCATCTTGTGATGTTTGTGTTGACTTTCCTCCTAATCTTCTTTGACTTTTAACACTATAAGTACCAGCTAAACCTTTTCTTTTTACCCATAAAGTTAAGGCTTGAATCATATCTTCTAAACTACCACCTTTTTTACCTTTAAAAGTTGCAGCATATTGCTCATAACCAGCTGGTATTGAAACTTTACCACCAGTTCCAAATTCAACATAAGCACCATAAGAAACTCCAACATCAACAAAATGTGTTAATTTATTCATACTTGTAGCGTGAATACTTTGCTTTAAAGTACCCATATTTACAGGAGCAAGTCTTTTAGCCTTTTTTTCTATTGTAAAAGATGTTGCAGATAATTCTTCAGCTAAATCATTTATTAATTTAGTTTCTACTGCTTTTAATCTTTTTTCAAGATTAGGTATACCAGATATGTCTATTCCAAACGCCATTATCTGTAAATTATTAACTCCAAGAACCTATTTTGATTCTCTACGTTCTTAATTGAATGTATCGTATATCTTGAACCTTCAACATCAACCTCGTAGGAATCTAATATAGTAACCCCAAAACGAATATAAAGCCTGCTCCTTTGGTCGAATTGTAATTCTGACTCTCCTATCTCACGAACTTGATTATCTGGTCTTAAATCGCCCCAAACTGTGCTTTGTAGGGCAAATGTTGTAGTGAACCCACCTTGACCATCACTTGTCCTTGTTGGAGCATAGATTCCAACCTCACGAGTCATCGTGTTGGCATCAACGTAGTTTGCTTTCGCTTTTCCTAACTTCATATTATAAAATTGGGCTTATTCTTGTCCATCTCTGACATGCTTTCCAAGACTTCTCACAAATACCTGAATCGTTATCTAATCCTCTATTCTCGTAATCGTAGCTGATTTGATCTAATATAGCTAACTTAAGGTCTTTAGGGATAGTTGTGTAACCAGCCTCATAAGT